GATTCCACTTAGATTCTTTACTCCATAGTTTATTCAAGCATCTATATTCTTTAGTACTTAATTGCCATTTAGCATATTGCTTAGGCTCTATCTTTGGCATTACCTGAGCGTTACTAACTTGCTCTATTGGCAAGAATAGAGATATCCCAATAACGAGGGCTACCCCGCGCACTATCCGCGAAGCGGTGCGCGTTGAGCGTTTGGACGCTCTAGCCTCTGAGTGTACCGGACGTGTCAATAGCAACTGGTATAACTGCAGGTCAGAACGGCGATTCCTATTTCGAATCCGTCGAGTAAAATCCATTCCCTTTAAAATGTACATTAGGCGCACTATAGACTTTACGCATTTCACCATTACATACAGGGCATTCGTATATATGCTGTTCATTTATTTTAAACTCCTTTTCGAAGCGTAAGTTAGCCTCGCAGTCGCATTCAAACTCATAAATTGGCATTAGTGACCTTCTGGCAGGTTAGACATTCAACATCCTTAAAGGTCCATGCACCGCATTTATTACAGCGCTTAGGTTCTAATTCTCTCACGTTTGACGTTAAATCTCCGTAACCTGCGGCTAGCAATAGATTAACCAGGTCTCCAACACGCATAAAGGCCAAATACTTAGAAGCATCTTCCCCCTGGCCATTCATACGGGCTATAACGAGTGGCAATTCCCCAACTGATTCACTTCGTTTAGAAACCTGGTCAATCCATGCTTTAGGCTGAAACGCGCTGCGCGCCTTTATTTCCAGATTGAACGGTACTCCGGTTACGTCGTTCCCAGAGCGTCCAGCCCCATTCGCTAGTGCGTGTGGCCACCACTGCGAAAGATATTCGGCTACTACCTTTTCTGTTCTGTAGCCTCTGTGTTTTCTACTTTGAGATGGCAATTAAATCCACTACTTTAACAATATAACCGCAACTAGGATTAGGCTCGGTTTTACAATCAACTCGTTTACCATATTTTATACAGGCTTCTACTACTTTTTTTGTAGGCAACATTAAAACAGTTTCATTAAGCACGAAAGCCCAATAATCTGCTTTAGTAATTATTAACCCTGATGCTTTCCATTTATTTTCTAAGTTAGAGAAACAAGATATTTCTATGTAAACATTTCCAGTTTGCGCCCAGCGCCTATCTCGTTTAACCTCGACAGTAAACCCCCCAGTTAGTAAATCATTAACTAGGGTTTCGCCTAGTTGGCCATAAGTTAAATCTAAATCGAAATCTGATAAAGACATATTAGGCCTTCCCCGCGCTGTTTATTGTTGAGCATTTAGGGCATTTCCATTCCTGGTAATAGGCCCGTTCTTTAATCTCTTTGACAGTAGGTCGTTCATTACACATCTGGCAGATTATTTTATAACCCATTAACTCCAGGTCATAAGCAGCCTGTCTAGCAGCATCTAACATTTCGTCGGATGGTAATTGCTCCCATTCTTCATCCATGTTTTTAAAATAGATTTTACCCATTTTAGAACCTATCCTTCTGTCTGCCCCATGTTCCATCTGGCTTGATTTCATACCAGATAACATCTTTATCTTTAGGGCATCTACTCATTTCTCCGTTAGAAGCGCCTGGGCATTTAAAATGACCCCAGGGCTTACCCGTTTTTGCTTTACCGGTTTTCCAGTGCATTTCGCCATGCTCGCAGTGTGGAATATCTTTATCACTCTGTCCGCCTAATAAGGCTTTAACTGTTGCTACTGCTTCTGCGCTCGTTGCCGGCGCTTCTACGGTTTTAATGCTCCAGGGGTCAGATTCAACCGGAACTGTAATTCTTTCTTCTAAGCGTTTCTCGAATGGTTTACTACTTACCTTTTCCATGTCGTCTCTTGTTGCTGTTTGGCCGCCTTTAAGAAGTGTGATTGCGCGTCCAAGACTTGATGAAGCAATATCTTCTGCGTAAAACCGACGCATATTTGAGTTATATAAATCCCTAACCCCATGAGCGATATTAGTAGCCGCAGGGTTAGCGTCCATAACATCTCTGTAAACTTCAGCCTTACACGTAATGTAACCCTTTTCGACGTCGTGATAAGTAATTTCAATATTCGTCCTCCCCATAGGATAATTGTCTGTAAACCATTTATTCAACATGGCCACTGTTTCGTAATCTTCTAAATTAAACATAAAGTTCGTCCCCCTCTGTTGCTAATTCGGCGGCTATTGCCAGGTACGCGCAAGCGTCTATGTAAGAATCTAAGTGTGTTGGAGTTTCCTGGAGTCTTGCGAGTTTAACTTCGACCAGCGCCAAACACGCTTTGTAATCCGTAACCGGTATTTCGAATAATTGTTGGAGTCGCATAGCAATTCGATACTGGTTAATTCGAGGATGTCCGTAAACTGCCCCTCTGTCCGAGATGACATCTCCAGCAGATAATAGGACTTCACTAGCCTTCACTTACCGGCTCGTTCATGTTGCTTATTTATAGTCCTGCGTCCATGTACGTTTCCTCTATCAAAACCTACTTCTAGGCCCAGTCTATAACCTACATAAAGTGTAAATAGCGGTAGTAATAGATTTATAATTGTTAAACTGTTCATAACTGCTCCCGTTCTGTTTAGGTATAAGAACCATACCCCGAGAGTCCGACTAAAACCTACTTATTTTGATAACGAAACGGTAACAATTCTGCGTTGTCTACAGCGTCGTCTATTGTGCGCTTTAGTGGGATTATGTCTCTAACGAGGTCGTCCATAACGTCTCCCATGTACTTGAAACGTCCCATCTTTTTCGACATGAATTAGGTCTACTTGGACATTTTTACCGTTTTCTGTCAAGATAGCGAAAGCCTGTTGCCAGTTTGGAGTAGATACATATTTAGCGTCTTTTACATTCATGGCGTGTCCGACTTCTACACCCCTTAAAACACGCCCTACGCGCCCGTTAGAAGCCTCTGTATAGGCTGACTGGCCTGCCCTATGGGTATGGCCCATAATGACGTTTAAACCATGTCTGCGGGCTTGATTGAGGGCACTCATGCCAGGGTTAGGGTTTAAGCCCCCCTGGTCTCCATGAATGGCTATCCAGCCTTTAGCGATTGGAAATGGGTCTTTATGAAACTTAATACCTAATTCATCGAACTTCATAAACTTTTCGAATCGCAGTTCCGGTAAAGATAAAAATGCCGGTATTTTCTTCATAATGACGTTATATAACCGGTCAGTGTGATTACTGCGAATAGTGTGCGCTTCTTTAGCCCACTGAGTTAGTTCCCATAAAACGTCTACAGTGTGGTCCCGGTCATCGGCTAAGGTCTGCTCGTACCATCCTGGAGTGTTTTCTGTCCATCTTGATATCTGAGGTAGGTCGATTTCGTCTCCGATAGTAACGACAGCATCGGGCCGAAATGCTTTAGCAAAACTGGCAAAATTTTTAACGACATGAGAATCTTCGTACGGGCACTGAAGGTCTGGCCAGACGATAGTTCTTTTCATTAGTCCTCATCTTCATCATCATAATCACCGAAGCGTTCGGGGTCGATTGGAGTAGGTAAAATCCAGGCGGGGTATGCAACAGGCTCGATAATGACTGCTAACGCTAAATCTACGTCAAAACCTGCTCTACGTAGCGCCCTATACATTTCCTGCAGGCTGATAGCCCAAGCGTCTAGGGCTGTATAAGTATCTAGGTCAATAACCTTTTTTCTTGCCATGCGTTAATTGTCACCTCTCCAAAATACGAAGTATGGTTTCGACACGCGCTTCTAGTAGGTTAATCTGGTCGCGCATGGATGACCCGCCGTTATTTTTGAGTTCGCTTAGGTAATGCTTTACTAACCATCGCACCGAGCCAATAAACGAACCAATAACGGTCATAGCAGCAACAGCAAGCGCCGCCGTGTCCTGCACATTCATTATTTTTTATGCGGTGTGGCATAACCAAACACCCCTGCAAGAACAGCCCATAGAATCGAACGGTAATCGGCTGCGAAGTTAGAAGCAGCCCAAGCAGATAAAAACGCTCCGGCTGTAAGGATTGCGGGGTTTTTCATATTCATTATTTATCCTTTGAGTAGTGGGAGATTAAACGGCGTACCGTCCTGGTCGCCTTTGTTAGTAAACGAGACGTGCATATGCTTTTCGTGCGGATTGACTCCCCGGTATTTAATGAAACGCCATAGACTTCTTCGGCTAGCGATTTTTCCAGCGAATATAATATAAGAGATTCGTCTGTCAGATTTTGCCAGTGTACGAAGTTGATTCGCAAGATATGGCATAAGGTCGGGTTTAGGTTTACCTGATAAATCTCGGTCCAGGTCCAGGGCACGTACCCAGCCTTTATTATCGGGTATATGGTCCGAAGTACCTGCGGCAAGATGTCGCGCGTCTGCAACCCAACCATCACTAGATTTATCTCTATCTGGGTAGGCATTATTTATTTGGTCGCGAAGTTTAACCCCGGCGGCGCATAACTTAGGCTTCATCCAAGAAGTAATGCTGCTTCTTCGACTGTAATTCCAAGACGGTCAAGAATTGCTTTACGCGCTTCTGCCTTTGTTTCGACTTCGGCTTGTTCGGCTGCTACTGCTTTTGCATAATCTAGTCTTGCTTTTGTTTCGGCAGCAGTTTCGTCGCGCTCAGTAATTGTTTCTTCGCCTGTAATGGCATTAACTTCTTTTTCCGTTATTTTCATTAGTTTGCTCCATATACAAAAATTGTTCCAGCATCAAGATTTCCAGATGATGAAATAATTGAAACAGTTGAAATTGTTGAAGACCCTTTGTAATAACCTTGACGCTGAGTTACAGCACCTGCAACATTTTGATACCCAATAGAATTAAAAGGTCTAATTGAAGTAGAATTGCCAGCAGATAAATTTACATAACTTTGAATAACCCTGGCTTCGCTTGTACTAATAGAGCCAAGAGTAATACTACTTCCCGAACTATCACCCGCAGCACTTATTGTATTATCTGCTGTTAAACCGTAACCAGCAAAAACATAATTACTCCCAGCATCAGAATTAAAACGCATGGTAAAAGTCGCAGTTGCATTTGCAGATGAAACGCCACTAATAAGAAAGAAATAATCGTTATAGCCACCGATTGAACTTACCGTAACCGTTGTTGCACCCGTCAAGGCTGTGCCGCCTGCATTGATTAGAGTGTATGAAGTTGCAGCCGCAGTAGCAGCGGCCCATTCTGGAGCAGTTGCCCCGCTATTAACTTTAAGAATTTGCCCGGCTGTGCCAATACCTAAACGCGCTTTTGCTGTGCTGCTAGTATAATAATCAAGGTCACCAGCCGTAGTTCCTGGACTTAAATTCTTTACTGTTGTATCTGCCGAAGAACCAAGCGTGCGAATAGCGGCAGCGCCATCCTTAACTAGGTCGGTATCGTCTGGGGTATCCCATCCGTAGTTAGTTGTTGTTGCCATCTATTCTCCTTGATTAGGCTACTATTGTAGCGTTATTCCAGTCCAAAGTAGGACTTAGCGTGTTCCATGTCTCTGCGATTGGTACGTTATTCCACCTAAAAGCCTGTAGGCTATAAGCAACCGGCGAAACAATAATAGTTAAATCTAAAGCGTTAAATCTGCTAGTCCAGGTCCATCCTTCGATAAATCCTTGATAGCGACCATCCGCAATATTTAGTGGTAAATCTTCAATATCGATTGGAAGGCCCATAAAGATATTTAAAGCCTGGTCCCTAGACGCATCTGGGATATTAGGGTTAGCCATAGGAAAAGTTATTGCTTTAAATTGATATTGAGGATAGGCGCGAATGTCTAAATAGAAGTTAGCCTGAGATAAAGCGTCTGCGCCCTTTTCAATACTAGTTTGAATATTTTCAGCCTGAACTCCGTAAGTAGTAATTGAAGTTGCATCTTCGGCGGTTTCTTGCTGGCTGTTTTTATAGGTAATTGTTATTTTATTTCTAAGGTCTCCAAGACGTTTAGAGGTTGAAATGCTTGCAGCGTAAGCCCATCCGCCATCGACATAGGCATAACCATTAGCCGCTAAATATTCGCTTCTGTGAGTACTATCGGCATAACCGATTCGACCAGAAGAATCTTCATAAATATATCCGAGTCCAGATTTAGCCAGGTTAGCAACCAGTGAATAAATATCTGTTGTAGAAGCCGAACGAGCGGTAAGTTCATAATCTCCTGGACGGTCAATTTCTCCAAGCCCAGAGTTTTCAGCATTAGCCCAGGTAGTTGTTGCATTATAGGCGGTCCAGGTTTCGGCGGCTGGAACTTCACTCCAGGTATTAAATAAAGTTTCAGAAAGAATAGTATAAATCTGGTCACCGTCGAAGGCTTTAGTTAAAACACCTTCAGTAAGAGTTTTAGGTAATTTAGATAATGCTCCTAATGCGGTAATAATTATATTTTGGGTAATGGCTGGTTCACCCGTTGCCACTGTTACGTTAATATCTGTTATGTCGCCGCCGAATATTGGAATATAAGTTCCGGCAGAATTTTTTACTTTAATTACTATTGAGTCGTTTACGTCAAAAGTAATGGCTGACTGGTCTACGTTCTTTACCGTAAAACGAGAATAACCCGCTACGGGCTGAGAATAGATATCTGAGCGTCCAGAAGTAATAGTTAAATCGGCTATAACTAGGTTTGTTATGTCACCCGCGCCGTTTACCTCTAATGCCCAATCCGGTGTCCATACGGTCATGCAAAAGCCCCAGCACCCAGGGTTCCACGATAGGTAGACTGATTAAGAACGTCTACGATTTGTCGAGCGGTAGATTCTGAATCTATAGCGCCATTAACTGTAATGTTATTATTGTAATTAACTGCTTGACCTGAGTAACCGCCGCTAGGAGCCATTGGTACGAATGGAGCGTTAGTAATTCCAGGACTTGCCGTTGTCATGCTTATATTAGAAGCGCCACCGCCAAAACCTAAGAATCTTGATACTTTACTTCCCCATTCGAAAAGAGTTTGAAACGCGCTAATTAGTTTTCCAACAGCCGTAACCGTTGTACTAATTACGGTTCCTATTACTTCTAACGCTATTTTAAAAGCCCCACCCAAAAATGGCGCAAGATAGTTCTTTAAGAATAACCATAAAGCGGCGAATGCTTCTTCGTTATCCATAACTGCATTTTTTACTTTGTTAAAAATTGACTGTACGCCTTCAAAAATTGGAATTAAAACACGTTGAGCAACAGTAATAATGTCATTGAATGCTTTCTTTAATCCATCTCCACCTTGAAAACCTTCTACAAAAGATTGTATAGCCGGTACAACATAAGTAACTATGTTTTCAACCATAGGGGTAATGGCATCCAAAACGAAGGCTCCGATTGTTTCCTTACCTTCATCGAATGCAACCTGAAGTCTGGCCATCTTTCCAGCAAAAGTGTCTGCTTGGGCTGCAGCCTGACCGCCAAAAGTGTTCGCTAAAGATTTTGTAATATCGTCTAGTGACATAGTTTTTAATTCTGCGGCTGTAAGCCCTACACCTAGTTTTACCAGTGAAGCAGAATTACCTTCGGCGGCCTTACTCATGGCGTTCGTAACTGCCTCGAGTGACTTACCCGAACCGGCGGATACATCTAAAGCGACTTGCTGAAGTTTTAAAGCCTTTGAAGTGTCATTAGTAGCACGTAAAAATCTTTCAAAACTTGGACGTAGTTCATCGTCTGTTTTACCGGTAAGTAAAGAAGTTCTAAGAATCTGCTTTTCTACTGCCGCTATCTGGTCGTCTGTAGCGTTTGTAACATTCTTTAGAGTAAGGGCTAATTTTGCTTGCGCCTTTTCGTCCTCTATCGCGGATTTAACTCCGTCTATTAAAAGTTTTCCAGCATAGGCAGTAGCAGCAACGCCAGCCGCTAAAAATGCCGCACCTGCTACTTTACCAAACTTTGTTACTTTATCGCCAAAAGTAGTAACTTCATTATCGGCAGTGTTTAAACCCTTTGTAAATTGGTCTATATCTGCAAGGAGTTTAAGGGTTAAGGCTCTACTAGTTCCGGCCATTATGTCCACTCCTTCAAAATTTTACTAAATGCTTCGGTCCATTCAGTTACTATCTTTGGTTGGATTCTGCGAAGCGTAGGATAGATAAACCATCCTTTAGAACCGCGACCTTCGCGTCCTGACCATACCGGGAACTGCTTATATTTATTAGAACCAAACTCTGAACCGCCCCAGATATCCTTAGTAGTTGCACCACCTGAAAACTTTTGAGCGGCAAAACCGTAAGTAATTTCACCTATCTTGGATGACTTCTTTACTCGAGCGCCTTGCGCAATACGACTAGCGACGGCCCGGGAACTTAACCCCGAAGCGGTGCTAATTACTTCGCTTCTTGCGTAGTCTGCCAACGCACCGGAAACGCGCTTGGCTTCGTCTGTTGCTTTTTCATCCATATTCTTCAACGCTTTAAAGACACCACGAAGTTCGGTTTTATCGAAGGCCATTTGTTCAGCCATGATTCCTCGCTTCTAATATCTCTATTGCGGTTAAAATATCTTCGGCAGTTTCCCACTTATCCATTGGAATATGTGTGGCTAGTGCCAGTTCTACTAAGAGTCGGCTTACGCTTCCTCTAGGATGACTTTTGGGTCTGCATCGCCTACTTCAACATCTGCGACGGTTTCCATCCAGATATCAAGCGGTTTAACTGGCTTACCGCCTGCATCTCGTTTCATGGCACTATGGGCCACGTATAAGATGTCGTACATCCCGCCGAATTGGGAGATAACCTTTTTACTTGTCATCTCCCATCGAGCGTAATCCGGCGGACGTACCTGGTAAGTCTGTTCTGACCCATCGTTATATTTAATTGTTATGTTCTGTTGCATTTTTGCCCCCGTTTCTAGTTTTTAACTAAATGTTTCTGTTACTGCGCCGCGACGAACTTTGAATGTAAAGTCTACAGTCTGAGCATCGGTTCCAGCGCCACCTGCAGTTGGAAATTCTGGAAATACATCAAACGCAAACACTGCGCCTGTTGCTGCTGTCATAGTAATTAAAATGCTGGTGTCTGGTGCTGTTTCTGCTGCTGTCCAGATAGCCTCGCATACTGAGTTAGCCTTACCCCAGTCTGCTAGCATAGAAAGCGCAAAAGAACCTTCGATATTAGTTGTCTTTACTTCTTCGCCATCGAGTGTCTGATAAATCTCGCGTACGTTTGTTTTTGTAAGAATTGCAGAAGTCGCTTGTGCGTCAATATCTGTTCCACCTGTGAAAGATAGAGAAACATCGCGACCGGTGATTACTGTGGTTGCCATTATTTATCCTTAGTTTGTTTGTGTGTAGTAGGTAGAAACTCTGATATCCGCCACTAAAACATTAGATGGACCGACCTGAGTAACCGTTGGTTTTTCTATTGCTCCGATTGTATATCCGGCTGGAATTACCTTCAGAACGCTAATTACTAACTGCTCGAGATTATCGAGTGATGCAGGGTTGGAGTTGTAAGCAACAGCAACCGAAATAGTTAGATTTATTTTTATGTGTAAAGTTGATTTGTTAATAGTCTCTAGTTCGAGATACGGTGAATCCGGGACCGTCACCACGAATGGGACCATAGGGGCCTCTGGAACGTAGGCATAGACGTTAGCCGTTACACCTGCGAACGCAGTGGCTAAGGGTTGTCTAACTGTGTCTAAAATTGTGGACATTACTGAACCATCGTTTCGACGTCAATATATGCGCCTAGTAATCCTGACACTCGATTGAATAAACTACGGCCTAAACGATATGGCGAAACTTGAGTGAAATCTATACCTTCAATTTGTCCGCCTGGAGCGATTCGGGATTGAAATACTTCTACCGATACTGCAAGAACGGCAGATTCTACGGCTGCTACGCCTACATAAGTCGAAGCGCCAGAAAGAGTTGCTAAACCTGATGGGATTACTTTTCTTTCGATAACGTCTGCGCTAGTAATTGCTACGGTAAAGTAACCGTTAAATTCTCTGTAATCTCCGCCTAAAAATACGCGTGAGTTTGATTTAATAATAAAATCATCTTCGTCATAATTGGATGATTCTAAAATAGTAAAAGTTCCATTGAATGGAGAGCCTACGTTTGTTATTACTACGCTCTGACCCTCACTAAAATTGTTATCGCCTAGAACCGAATAAGTTGCTATGTTGTCTGTTAAAGAAACTCTGTCTATAGGACTTGAATATCTAGTAAGCATAGGCAGAATAACTGCTTCTGCTGTGTCTATAACATCTGTTAAATAAGCATCGTTATAGAGAGAACTAGAAACGCCCAGCACTGAGCGAAGTTCGGCTGCAGTTACTATTGTTGCCATTTCTAGTCCTCTCGTTAAACGACTGGGGGGAATCCCGGGAGCAGAACTCCCCCCATGATTAGTTGGTTATATTACGCAACCATGTAACGGTATGCGCCTGCGCCTAACTTAGTTGCGACTGCGCCATAACCGTAGTATGCAACCTGTACTTGACCTGTTGAGATTACGTTTGTCTGTAGTGATAGACGTGGTGACTCGTACCAGGTGTAAGCATCTGGATTAACGACTAGTGCTGTGTTGTCGCCTAATCCTGCTGTGTCTGTTAATGCGCGTGATACGCGTAGGTTTAGACCTAGAAGGTTTCCGCGAACTGCTGTTGCAGTAAGTGTTCCACCTGCGTTTTGTGGGTTGATTGTCTGTTGGAAAATTGGACGGTTTGAAGAATCCACTAGTCCCATCATCGCGCCCCATTGTTCTGGAGATACAATAATGTTTTGTGCGAACCCTAGAGTTCCCTTATAGATAGAAACTGCTGCATCTGAAACGAAGTCAGCGACTAGTGCGCCTGTTGTGAATGCTGCGCGGTTTCCGCCATCTGTTCCGCCTGTGATTAGTGCAGTTCCTACTGCTTCATCTGTAGCCTTAGCGTATGCATATTCCATTTGACGTACTAGTTCAGCAAAAAACGCTGGGCTAGACCTGTCTAAAATTTCAAGCGAAAATACTTGCTGGCCAATAAATTTTTGTACCGGAACTGAAATGAACGCGGCATTTTGGTCTGTATTTGATGGTGTTCCACCTTCTGATGCTACTGCAACAGTTGGAGCAACAGTAATTTTAGGAATTTCAAAAGTCATTCCTGCATCTGGCAACGCGCCACGTGAAATTGAGTCAATAATTGGACGGTCTGCATTTGAGATTCCGTTAATTACCTCTGTTAATTGACGTGTTGGAACTAGTCCAGCGTTGTCTGTTGTATCTGCAGCGGCAGCAACGTACATCTTTGATGTTTCGTCGCCTAGTGATGCGCGAACTGAATGCTCGAGATAAGAAGACTTATCAACGATTGGGTTACGAACTGTGACTGAAGTGTAAGGTGCTGTTGCAGCCTTTACTTCAACCTTAGCAGCCTCTACCGTTTCTGCGGCAGGAATGCTTTCTGGAACGGTAGTGTCTGACACTTGTTCTCCTTCTGTTGTTGATTGTGTTTCTTCCTGAACATCTGGTTCAGAAACTTTATTTTCTTCGGCTGCTACTTTTTGAACTTCTGCGCCGGGAATTGCGCCATCTGTAACTAGTGATACCTCTACGAGTTTAGAAGCACTAATAGCCATGACGCCATCTTTGTTATTCCATTCTTCAACATCTACACCCACGCTAAAATCAGAACGAAGTCCAGTAGCGGCTTCTTCTAGCGCATCGTTACCGGCTGTCGTTTTTGCAATTTTAAAAGAGGCTGTAATACCTGAATCATCTTGCGACCACTCCATAAGTTTTCCAAGAGGACGGGTCTGGTCATGCTGTAGAACTAATTTTGTGTTTTTAGCGAATTCAATAGAGTTAGGCTCGAACATTGTGCGGCCTGCTGAAGTGTTACCTTCTGCGTTCCATTGAACTATGCGGCCTGCGATAATACGAGATTCCGCATCTGAGGCCGTTAGTGTTACTGGCATTGTTATTTTCATTTTATGCTCTCTCTCCATTATCTATTAAATCTTCTTCTTCGCGAATCTGCTCTACGCTCATGGCTCCGATTCGATTTAGAATCTCGTAAACCTGCGCGCGTTGTAGAGGGTCTCCACGTAAGAATTCGTCTAGTGAAAAGCGAATTTCTGTTGTACTAGAAACGAAATCCGGCATGGATAATCTTTGCTCTATGCTCGTTAAAACATTTTTTAAAGAAAAGTCAATAAGGGCTTTACGTTCCGAAATAGCGTTGCTATAAGTCATGCTAGTCATTTCAGCGCTTACGAAATATGCAGGAATGTTACAGGCGCGGGCTAACTCGAGTGCGACGTATTGTCTAGCCTCGTTTAATTGGAGTTTTGCCGGGTCTATGCCCAACGCCTGCAATTCAACATCTGCATTTAAAAACGCAGTAGATTTATTTAGTCTGGCAGTTCTCCAGGATTCAAGAAGTTTAGCAATACGTTCTGCTGGTAAATTTGTTCCGTTAGATTTTAAAACTTGTAGTGGAACTGGTTCTTTAGCAAAAGATTCTGCTGCTTGTTCTAGTGCATGAGCGGCGCGAATTGTGCGACCTGCTCTGTTAAGTAAGCCTTCATCTAATCCATAAAATACTACGAGTGAACCTACGCCTTGAGTTGGAACTATTGAACCGTCTACTTGATATCCTACGATTTCAGTTTGTAATTGATTTAATTTTACAGTTACTCTATCTGGAGAAACGCGAGTCCATGAACGTACGCGTCCTGTCTCTCCGTACTGCTCGAGAACTTGGCCATACCCAACACCATTTAGCCAGATATCTTCTGCAAGCCAAGCATAAACAGCAGAACCTGGAACGCGTGGGTCTGGTTGATTTATAACCTGAGGTGTTGGAACATGAGCGCCATTTAATTTTGAATATTGCTCTAGTGGTAATCCGGCTAATGTTCCGCAGACTATGTTTCTTGCGCGCGCAATAGTTGGAATTGCCATCGCCTGTTGTCTAGTAGCAGTAGACGGCGTGTAAGTATATGGATTCCATGACGCAGTATTATTAAACGGCGCTGGAACAGAAGCAGCATCCACCGTAATCGGTTCTGGCTTGCTTGATTTTGTAAAATTATCTAAGATTCCCATTAGACATATTATAGCCTATTTGTATAGCATTTATCCGAACTGGATGTCTACTTCTGTTTCTGCACGTGTCGCAAAATGCGTAACCATTGAAGCGGCTACCCCACCGCAGATAATTCCTGAAGCCTTTCGGCCCATTACCCATCCACCGTCGCCACGTTGAAGTTTAACGGCGCTAAGAACTTGCTTATCTAATTCTTCTTGCGAATTGTGAACCAACCTAGCCGCCGAAACAGCAGAAACGAACTCATCGCATGATTGCTGATAATCCTGCGAGTTAATTTCATAAATTGGGATTCCGGCTGGCGCTAAACGCGCTGCGACTGCTGCGGCTGTTGATTTTGAGTAAGCAACATAATTAACCGGGAACTTTCGAACCCAGGGTGCAATATCGTTAGCCATTTGTTTATCATCTATAGAAACTGGGTTAAACCAGGTATGCAGAAGGCTAACTAAGAATCGGTCCCCGTCTAAACGCTGGCCAGCGACTAACGCCCCATGTTTTCTGTCTGGACTTAAATCTATTGCCATCCAGGTATCCTTTTCTCTGTCGAGTTTAGGTTCTGGGTCGTAACACTTCTTCCATTCGGCTTCTGAGATGACTGGGTTAATCATTGAAACAAACTGGCATAAGATTTCGGTTCTAAATATGTCCTCTCTATCTGATAATGAATCTTTAATATTATCTTCATGGACCGTATGGCCTAAAGATGGGTTTGACTGATACCAGGCTTCTTTGTCTGTCACATCCGCGCCAGGTTCTGCGCTCCATTCAAACCAGCCTATAGAATCTTCTGCTCCGGCTGCGGCTGCTAGTCCGCGTTCTCTAAATTTTAAAAGTAATACTGAGTTAGCGTGGCCGGCGTTCGAATAAAAATATGCTTGCGGGTTTTTATTACTCATCTGAGTAAAGCGCATACTTGACCAGACGTCTTCTGTATCAAACTCGCGTAATTCGTCAATATGAATAACGTCCGGGCCTGCGATACCACGCGCTGCGCTATTGCCTGCTCTAATTAGATAACGTGCGCCATTTTTAAATCTAATTTCTTGAGAACCCTTAGACTCGTATTTTTTAGAAAAGCCTTCTTGTAAGATATGGCTATCGTCAATCATCTGTCCAACCTTAAAAAAGATTTCAGAAGATGTCGTAAGTTTATGAGCGGTTGCCAGGTGCATCTTTTCGCCTAGTATGTAAATCCCGAATAAGATTCTAAGCGCCATAAACGTAGACTTACCTTGCTGTCTCGGTAACATGATTCCGACCAGTGGATGACCCCACCTACCGTCTGGCTTATATTTTAAAGTCTCCATCGCTAACAGTTCTTGCCAGGGCAGTAGTGGAAACCCGATATCTTTACAAAACTGAATCATCTCTGGGCCTTTAGAAGGTAGGTCTAGGCTTTTAGAAGCGATTCTCGGGGTTTGTGAGCCATAACGTACTTCTACTACCCCTTCCTCAACCGATGTAAGCCCATCTGAGACGTTTTGAACCGTCATGCGCCTAATTCCCCCGGTTCGTCCTGATAGTGACTGATTGAGTCGTTTTTGGGGTAAAAAGAACCAT